CATCCGCCGTAAACTCCCTGCCCTGCCTGTTATGATTTATCAGGAGCAAGCATGCATCGATCCGTTTTTCATACACATTGTCTTCGGACAGATCCGCCTCTAACTGATCCATTTCTAAAATCATTCCGACTGTCGGCTCGAATACATCATATTCTTTCCCAAACAGCTTTATTTTCACGGAATTGTTCATGTATTGATCTAAATCTAACACCGTATTGCGCCCTCCTATGCCGCGACAATCGCCGCCGCTTCTTCGTCCGTAAGTTCTTCTTCAAAACTTGCAAGGAAACCTTTTACTTTCTTGATCGCCGTTAATTCTGCATCGATCGTTACTTCTTTGTTCTCCCACGTGATTGCAAATCCCGATCCGCCCTGTCCGATCATCGTAAAACGAATCTTTTTCCCGTTCTCCTTTGTGTGTACTGCCCTAAGCAAAACTGTTTTTAATGCCTTTCCATCCCCGGTAAAAATCAGATCTTTTTTCTTTCCTTCCTTATCTTCCGTGTAGACTCCGGTGGATAAGAGAGACATATTCGCAAGATTCCACGATAAAACTCCCGTCTTTGCCGAGATTTCCTCTTCTGTGATCGCAGACCTTACAATCTGTCCATACTGATTTTTCACATCGTATTTTGTCGGCTTATAATTTACGGTAAACCCAGAAGAGCAATGCCCGACATCATGTTCTTCTGTTTCAATGGTCGCGTGTTCCGGGATCTCTGTTCCGGTAAATTCATACATATACACAGTACACGCTCCGATTAAAATTTCGTCATTGTTTTTCATTACGTTTCCTCCAATCAACGATAAAATACAGGGTATCTTCAAACATTTGACACCCATCATTAAATATTGTTCCTCCACCTGCTATGCCGGAATGAAAACGGATATTCCCGGTTGTAATATAAGGATCATCTTCTTCCATATCGAGCAGATCTTTCAATTTCACTTCTGTATCTTTGCAAGTATCATAATCCCGGTGCATGATCTTTAACTCAAGCTGACTCTGCTTTACATGTCCGCCGGATATCGGGGTAAATGTATAAACTACACTTACATCGTCTAACACTGTTGTAAATACCGGATATAATTTGCCCAACAGTTTCGGGATCTCCGTTTCGATATAGTTTTTAATGCTAATCTCCATATCAACCTCCGAGTATTTTCTCAATCTGTGCCGCATTGTAGATAATGGCGAATGACAAAAACGGTTTTGGTCTCTGTCCTACCGTAGTAAAATGCATCACTTTGTATTTTCCTGCTTTCACTTCATACACCCACGGCGTCTTTCTTCCGTCTCCGTTTACAGCGTAAATTCCTGTACCGTTGTGCACATAGGGGGCATATTCCAAATTACTCCCAATCCTGCCGATAATTTCGTCTGCCGTGATTTCCGTCTCACTTGTGATCGACGCCCTAAGATGACCTTGATCGACCGGACAAAGCTGACGCGCCTCACCTTCCACTACAAGACACGCCTGCGACACTTTCTTCTCCATGTCCAAAGCAATCTTTGCCGTTGCATCCCGGATACTTTGAACAAATTCGCCATTATCTGCCATCACTCCACCACCTTCAACAGAAGATTCGTCATGCGTCCCTGCGGATTACAATCTATAATTCGATAGACAACGTCGTCTTTTACAAGGCGGTATCCCTCTGCTTTGATACTTTTACAGCGCGTCAGTCCTATATGCGTCGATTCCAAATAGGTCGCAGATGCAGCCACCTTCATATCATTTTTCTTGTAAACGGCAGCTTCCACTGTACCCATGTCAATCCATTTTTGCTTTTCTGCCCCTGATGGAGTTCTGACAGTTTCTTCTTTCTGCAGCCGATACGGTTTCATATCTCTGTTAATTGACATATCTATCACCTCGGTAATCTTCTATATCTTCTGATCGTTCGCTTTACCTGATCCGGCAGAGAGTCCATATATGTCGTACTTCCGCCGAAGCTTTGCGATTCGCTTGCAATTCCCTCAACTCCGTCTTTGTTAAAACGGATCAGCGTCAGTTCTTTTACAGCCGGAATTACCCCTTCCGGCAACGACTCTTCATCCTCATAATTTAAGCAGCTCCGCATGTCGATGATGCTGTCGTGGATCATGTCTTTCAAAAGCTCCCAGTCTTGTTCAGACATTCCCGGACGCTTCAACAATTCATTTAAAATCTTTTCTTCCATTCTTCATCACCTCAAAAAGAGAGGGATTGCTCCCCCTCTAGGCTGATACCTCTTTTGTGTTTACCGGACTCTTTGTATCGTTTGTGATCTTGACGTTGATCGGATCTGCATCCGCCGCTGTTCCGACTTCAAAGTATAATGCCGCACTCGCATCGTCACGGAGCACTTTATCACCGTACACACAAAGTCCACGAATTCCGTCTGCGAACTTATTCTGTAAGCGCATCGCTTCCACTTCATTGATCTGCTTCGCCGCACCGATCGCGGATTTATGGTTTGCGATAATGACATTTGCCGGAAGCTCCTCGGAACACATCACCTGCATGCCATTGATCGTCTGACCCTCTACCACTCCATTTTCCAACACTTTCGGGTTTGCCGTGAAGCGCTTATCTTTGGACAGTAATCCAAGATAATCCGCATTTACCGTCACGAAACGGTTGACTTTCGGAACTTTCTTCTTGGAGAGCATCGTTCCAAGATCTACGATGTAATCATATGCGCTTGCCGCAGTTACTTTCTTCTTCGCGGAAGAACTTCCGATCAGAAGTTTTGTCCCTGCCAACAACGCCGCGAAAAAGTCTTTATCATACGTCTCCGCAAGGACCGCCGCATGTTCTTTCGTTGTCGCTGACAAAAGATCTGCTTTTAACTGCACCTTATCCACATCGTCCAACGCAAACGCAAAATATTTCTTCTTGTCAAATACCATTTCTACCGGAGTCGTGTCGATGTCATCCCAGTCCACACTTCCTGAGTAATCTTTCAGTGTCCCCCCTGCAACTCGGTTAAAAATGACTTTCTGCCCTTTGATCTCTGCCGGTTTTGTTGCTAATACATCCGCAATCGATACGGAATGGAAGTTCGCTAGAAGCGCTCCCTCCCAAAGGGTAGGTTTAAAATTATCTGCTGCCATATTCTTTCATCCTCTCTCTTTCTTATTCTTTTGCCATCGCCGCAAACTGTGCCGCCACTTCTTCGGCTGTCATGTTGTCGGCGTTTTGCACAAGTGTATCAAATGCCGTTGTCCCTGAACTACCTCCGTCAGGGTTTGCCGGATTTCTTCCCGACAAAACAGGATTAAACAGATCCTTATAGCTTTCCTTCAAGCCTTTCATCTGCTCGTCCAGTCCTGAAACTGTTCCATCATCCGAAACGATCAGTTTTTCACGGTCAATTTTCCCTGCCAGCAATTCCGCGTGTTTCGCATTGTTATCCGCAAGCGCCTTATTGATTGCCGCATCGATCTTCATGCCTTTAATCTCTTTCTCATGGTCAGCTTTCAACTGCTTGATTGTCCCTTCGTGCGTTTTGATCGTCTTCTGAAGCTCCTCGTTACCGGCATTGTTCTTTTTCAGATCCCCGATTGTCTCATTTGCAGTCTCAAGCTCCTTTACCTTTCCGTTATACTGCTCTTTCGGAATGATATGCTTTGGCGCTTCCTCATTCACCTTTTTCATGGTAGCCTTTACATCCAGCTTCCCGTCTGCTGCATAAACCGCATTTGATAAAATTTTCTGTAACCACTCCATTTTTCTTTACCTCCATAGATTTTTATACCGGCTCTCCCGGTACTGGGATGTACCGTTGTTCTTTATACCCTGCAACCTATAAAAAAGGGTAGAAAAATAGCACCCTTACGGATGCTTCGTGTGCTCTGTAGCCCAGAGCTGGGAGATATTCAGGATCACCTTATCCTTTCTTTACAACCGCCTTTTTCGCAGGCTTCGCTTTTACCAACGCCATTTTTGCGTCGTTACTTGGCGTAGACAACTCTTTGAACCGTTCATCTGTCAGCTCCAGTTCATCTCCAACTGTGACTTTCCTCTTCAGCTGCTTGTCATAATAACTTTTAACACATACTGCTTTCATAGCACTTCCTCCTTTCCTGCTTTCTGGATATAAAAATACCACCAATCGTATTCGACCGGTGGTATCTACTCATTTTCTTCAAATTTTATTCCGTTATTACATTCCTTTTCGTATGGCTCCCATATTACCGTGGACGGAATACCTCTAGGAAATGCTTTGCATCGCATAGTATGTTTATCGTGATCTTCTATAAAATTATCACATAACATGCATTTGGGAAGCGCAAAACTACTTCCTCCAAGGATATATGTATTTTTTGATGAGTTCTTTTGCTTCATTCGGAATCCTCTCTCCATTTCTATATCTTACAAAAGCTTCCGCCAGACTTTCCGCGCCATCACATGTCCGATCAGAATACCCTGAAATACCTGCGACAAACGTCTTGCGGAGTTCTTCTCTCATATTTCTATAATCTTCTTCTGTTATACAATTCTGAAATGGCAAAATGTGCGCAATTTCATGTGCGATATAGTCTTCGAATGTACTTCCTGCCATTTCACCTATATTATACAAGTATTCCATACGGCGTTCAACCTTCTGATAATCCACATTATAATTAAATAGCAACTCAAACCGCAATACGCCATCATCATCAACGAAACCGCCGCTTCCAAAAATGTCGCCTTTCTTCATTTTCCCGCCTTCAATGCCATCTAAATATACAGTGTACTCTTTTTCTAATCTCCTGATCGCACTCTCAATCTTTCTTTTTGTCGCTTTATTCATTCTCGAAGTCTTATACACATCATACGGAATAGAGATTTTCATTATATTTCCAATCCGCTTTTTCCATGTCTTATCTGCAATATCACCCTTAGGTATCTTTTTCCCAAGCTTTCTTTCATATTCCACAATCAACTTCTCATCCGTAACCGGAATGATCGTACATCTACAGTTTGCGTGAAGCGGAACATGAATACACTCCTCGATCGGATAAACCTTTTCGTGATATCCTCCACAAATATCGCAGGTTCTTTCATCTCTTGCTGCTAAAATCTGCACATACTTAACATCTGCGTCTTTATAACGCTGCAAGGTCGCATCATTCAAATAATGCATTGTTTCCGTTCGGACAAGCCTGTGACATTCGTTAAATCCCTGCCCCATACGGTTATGGAGCATGATCGCGATTTCAACCGCTGTTTTTCCTTGCTGTAATCCCGTGAGCAGGATATCATTCAGACTGACTGCCAATTTCTTTTGATTCTTCCAGAGTCTTCCCGAAAAGTTATCCCCTCGCCACGGTGTTTCCATCAACTTTTCCATCAGCTTTTTATTTGGCATTGAAAAATCAATATCTCCCATGCTTTCCGCCGTATCTGCGTACACTTTTCGAAATCCGTCCTGCATGTTTTTCTTTGCAAATGCTTCCGTTGAATGTCCAAGATCCTCTATGATCTTTTCAAACTTTCCGTTCAACTCCGTGAGACGGTTCTGTTTGTGCATGTCAGAAAGAGAAAGA